AGATCATTAGGTATCTTTGCAGAAGGAAGATACCACCAGTATTGGAACAGAAGTTGGTATGAATTTTCAACAGGTATAAATTATATTATTCTATAAGTTATGGCTAAAAAGATAGACGAAGGAACACAGATTACATTAGACTTAAAGACAATAGGTATCATCCTATTCTTTGTAGCTACGGTTGTTGGTATGTGGTTTACACTACAAGCTGATATTGAAGACGCTAAAGAACTCCCAGCACCACCAGACCCAGAAGTTACCAGAATGGAATTTGATATGAAGGATCAAATGATTCGTAATACTATTTTGAATACTCAAGGCGATGTTAGCGAGATTAAAGAAGACATTAGACGTATTGAGGAAAAAATAGATAAATTAAAATAATATGAAAAAGATCCTACTAACATTAGCATTTTTATTTTTAGCTAACTTATCTAAAGCTCAAGTTGTAGTTTTACATTTCAACGCTGATTGGAATAAATCTAATGCTGTAGAATGGGTTGAGGATCTTGACGATTGTGATATAGAATTTATTGATATTGCGAAGAAACCTAAACTACAAAAGGAATATTCTATCGTTGTAGTACCTACAATCGTAATACTTCAGTACGATGAAGAAAAGAAAAGGTATCAAGCAGACTTAAGTTTTAAGTTAGCAGCAACTAAAGAAGAGTTGCAGGAGTATATTGATGAACTTATACTAAGTGGATTTTAATGAAAAAGATTTTATTAATAGTGTTATTGGGATTAGCAGCTTGTACTGCTGAGAAAGACTATGAAACAGGATACGTTACAACAGGTAATCCAGATAATAGTTATTTAGACACAACTAAATTATATTGCTGTGGAGATTAAAGAATTAGAAGATATCTTTTTAACCAAAGAGTTTAGAGCTCTTTCTTGGAGACAGAGATTGTGGATTAGAATCAAGGTTGCTATTGCAGGATTTTTAAGCATGTAAATTATGAAAAACTGGACTTCAGTAAGAGCTGTTTACCTATTAATGTCAATCGTATTATTAGTAGGTTTATTATTAAACAACTGGTGGGTTGTTTTATTTGTTATCGCTATGTTGAACGTAGGAGTGTGGACTAAGTTCTGTCCTTCTAAATGGTTGTTCGAAAAACTAGGACTTAAAAAATGTCAGCTCTAGACGGCATATCAAAAGGTAGTAAAATATCTTTACTTGTTGCAGGTATTATTATGTTCACCTTCTTTGCAGTACAGACTTGTATTGTATTCGGTATATGTGAACCTAGTTACTTTTTAGCTCAATTCGGTTACGGATGTGTTATTGCTTTCATGCCTCCTTTCTTTATAGTTGTTAGAGAATTTCTACAGAATAAAGCTAGGATACAAAAAGACTTAAGTGCTAAGAATGTATATTTGGAACATGCTGCTAAGATTATTAGACACGATATGCACTCTGGGATCAACACTTACATCCCCAGAGGTATTAAGTCTTTGAAGAGAAGATTAACAGAAGAGCAGATTAAAGAGCTTAAGATTGGATCACCTTTGAAGTTAGTAGAAGATGGGCTACACCACGCTAGGAAGGTATACTCAGGGGTATACGAGTTTACTAACTTATTTAAGACTAATGCTCAGATGTCTAGAACTGAGTGTAATGTAAAAGAAATTTTAGAAGACTACCTTAAATTAACCGCCTATAAGAATCAAGTTATATTGGATGATAGTTTGCCAACTAACTTGCTAGTCAATGAACCATTATTCTGTACTGCGATAGATAACTTTATACGTAATGGATTAAAGTATAATGATTCGAAGACAAAATACGTAAAGATATATGCTGTAGAAGATTATCACTCAGGCAGCATGATATGTATAGAAGATAATGGAAGAGGTCTTACAAGACAGGAGTTTGTAGAGTTGTCTAAACCTTATGTCAGAAAAGAAGGACAGAAAGAGTCCGGAACGGGTTTAGGTTTAAATATCTCTATCTCCATTTTAAAAGAACATGGTTTCGGTATATGGGCAGATAAATTAAAACAAGGTACTAAAATTACAATAAACACAACCTACTGATGATCGATACATTAATGTTGATAGATGATGAGAACCTCTTCCACTTGGTATTTGAAGATGCATGTTCTCTCTTAGATATGGCTTTATCATTTGAAGCTCTAGATAGCTCAGATGAAGCAGATGCTAAATTTAAAGAATGGTTTCCAGATGATCCAGGCGAAGAACGTCCTGAATGTGTATTCGTGGACTTGAACATTATCGGTTCATCGTTCGATGGTATCGAAATGATCAGAAAGATTAATTATGAGTACGGCGATAATTGCGTCATAGGAATCATCTCATCATCAGAAGATGAAGAAGAAATAGAAAGAGCTAAGAAAGTAGGGGCACAGTTTTGGATCATTAAGTCAGATGATATTGAACCTCGTCTAGAGGAATTTATGGAAGACTACGACGGATACAAAGCTAAAAAGGCTCCGTTTAAAGTCTATAGATAATGAATGTTGATAAGGTTACAAGAGACGAATTACTTAAGTTAGCAAAGAAGAGGATTTATTTAGAGGGTAACATCTTAAAGGTTATAAAAGCTGAAGAGGGTGATACTGAGTTTAAGAAATACTTAGAAGAAGCTAAGAAGAAAGATAAGACTTCTAGAAGAAAGAGGTTAGAGGTTACTAAGCAAGTTCAAGAGCAGAACAAAGAGTTGGTTACTAAGCAAGAAGAGAATGATGCTTTGATGGTCGACCTACAAGATGCTTTAGAAGAAGCAAAGAACGCTACTTGGGAGGCTGAAAAGCTCAAAGAAGAAGCTGAGAAAGGAAAGGAGCAAGCACTAGAAGATTTAGAGCTAATGCAGAAGAGATCTCAGTTTGAGCTGATAGGAATGATAGTCCGTATAGCTCTTATAGTGATCTGCGGAGTAGGTATCATTACAACTATAATGTACGGTATTGCCCTCACGTCTGGTCAAGATACTCAGATCATAGGCTCCACTTGGTCTAACATGTTCGGTATACTTTTAACCAATGCTTTCTCTATTGTCGGAACAATTATGGGTGTAAAATATGCATCCGAGAAAGATTCCTGATATTTATATTCAAAGAAGTTTCACTAAATTGTTTTAATATGTTTAAGTATATTAACAGACAGATTATGGCATTCAAGGATATATTCAAAGATGATAACGATGTTAATGAAAAGAACGTTATAGGCTTCTTATCATTTGCAGTAATGGTAGTCTTTGCACTTGCTGACCTTATCACAGGATACTTCGGAAAAGATTTAGTAGTACAGGAATTTATTTACAATTCTTTTGTATTCATAACATTAGGATGTTTTGGTATTGCTGGATTAGAAAAGTTCGCAGGAAAGAAAGAATAGTAAATTATGAGTTACACTAGAGAGCAAATAGAAGCAGCTGTTAAAGCAAAAGGATATAAGTGGTTTACCTCAGACAATTACGATGTTAATATTGTAGGAGTTAGAAACGCTGATACTAATGGAGAAGTCACAAACAAGTTCGACGACCATGTTACTATCTCTTATAAAGATGAAGAAGGTAAATGGCACTTCCATTGCTTTGACGCAACTACTGACCCAGGTTCACATTGGACTGAAAAGCAACTCTTAAACAAAAACGGAGTAGCAATCCTAAAAGAAGGTCAGTATAGAGGTTCACATAAGATTGGCTTACATCAAGGTAAGTACGAAGCACTCAGACAAAAGAAACCTTTAAAGGTATATAGAGACGGAAACCAAGACGATACTTACGACTTTATTGAAGAGAACGTACACGAAGGTATCTACGGTATTAATATTCACAGAGCAACAGCTAGACCAGGAGGTAAATCTATTCAAGTAGACAAGTGGTCAGCAGGTTGTCAAGTTATTGCTGCAAGCGACGATTTCAAGTTATTCATGGAGGTTGTGAACAAAGCCGCCAAAGTATGGGGCAACTCGTTTACTTATACATTGATTAACTCTAATGATGTTGCGTAATGAAATCTAATACTCTCTTTTTAGCAGCCGCAGTATCCACTACTATGTCTTTTATTTGCTCTTACTTTATGGAGCTCTACATGGGAAATGCAGAGCAATACTTAGCTTTAATTGCTATAGTATTCATTGATG